GAAATATGAAAACTCCTAAATTCACAATAGACGGTGTGGAATGATCACAATATGTCGAAGTCAGCGATGACACTTGAAGAATTTCTCTTGCAGGAAGAAGAGCTGGCTGACATTTATGGCGAATTTCTTGATTGAAAGATAAGGAGGATTATTAATGGCTAAGAATATTGATACCTTGACTGTAAAGATTGTTGCTGAAGATGTTAAACCTGCTGTTATTAAAGCAATGAGTATGATTGAAACTGATTTGAAAATTTGGCAGAATCTTTTGCTCGAACATCATTATTACGATGAAGCTGGTAATATTCAGGATTATCTTGATGTTCTTTCTGAGGTTGATAAGGAGGATTTTTGATGGCTAAGCCCAAACCAAAATTTGATACCAAGGACGAACCTATGGAAGCTGCACGAGAGCTTGGCAACAAGAAGAAGTTTACTCTTCATGATCTACAGAGTTTCCAACCAAAGACAGAGAATCAGAAGAAGTTTGTAGAAATGTATCAGCAGGGAACACCAGTAATCCATTGCTCAGGAGTTGCTGGTACAGGTAAGACAGCAGTAGCTTTCTACATGGCCCTTACAGATGTTCTCGATGAATCCTCTGAGTTCGATAAGATTGTCATGGTGAGGAGTGCTGTCGAAGCCCGTAAGATGGGGTTTCTTCCTGGCTCACTTGACGAGAAAGCACAAGCCTACGAATCTCCGTACCGAGCTTTCACTGAGCAGTTTGTTAAATATAAGTCCGGATACGATCATCTGAAAGCACTAGGTTACTATGAATTCCTTACAACGAGTTATCTGCGCGGGGCTACATTTGATAACTGCGTGGTAATTTGCGAAGAATTTCAGAACCTTGATTACTCAGAACTTCACACGGTAATGACCCGCGTAGGGATTAACAGTCGGATTATTTTCACTGGTGATTCCAAGCAAGATGATCTGAAGCGACAGCGTGAGAAGTCAGGCTTCGAGAAATTCAAAAAAGTTCTTGACGCAATGCCCGAAGGGATGGTAGGATTTGTAGAGTACGGATTGGATGATATCGTTCGGTCGGATGTAGTCCGGGCATTCCTTGAGGCGGATCATAAGTTTGGGGAGGGATGAATATGGATACTAAACAATCTGGACAATTAATTGGACATTTCCCCTGCTTTGGTTGCGGGGGTTCTGACCCATTAGCAATTTATAAAAAGAAAAGAGAAGACGGCTCTTTTTATTATGATGGTACATGTTATTCAAACTGTGGGTTCGTAACCGCAGAAGAAATTGAGGAGAATTTTGTGGTAGAAGAACTTGAAAAATATAAGCCTCGGAGTAATGCTGAACCTATTACGCAAGAACAACTCAAAGAAGTTCAATCTTATGAAATGCGAGGATGGCGGGAACGTAGAATTAAGAAATCGACATGTGAACGGTATGGTGTTTATACTAAATTTGACGATTGCGATACTGTAACTCATCGTTTTTACCCTGTCACAGAAAAAGGAAATGTGGTAGGTTTCCATGTTCGCAATGACAAGATTAAACAGGCAAAAAAACTTGACAAGAGTGTTGAAGGTGCATCTTTCTATGCACTCGGTAAAGTGCGCAGTGAATGCGAATTGTTTGGTCAAAGTCTTTTTCCGAAAGGTGGCAAATTCTTGGTACTCACGGGTGGTGAGGAAGATGCGATGGCTGTCTATCAAACACTTCGCTCAGACAAATACGAAACTGCTGTACTAAGCCCTGTTGTCGGTGAAGGAAGTGCTAAGAAACAAATCCAAAATCAATATGATTACATCAAGAGTTTTGAAAAAGTGATCTTGATGATGGATAATGATTCAGTTGGGCAGGCTGCTGCAAAAGATATCAGTAAGATGTTTGGGTTTGGTAAAGTTGTCATTGCCGATCTTGTATATAAAGACCCTTGCGAATACCTTAAATACTCAGACGGTGAACAGAAACTCAAAAAAGCATTCTGGGAAGCTATGCCGAAGAAACCTTCACAAGTTCTCACCGTATCGGATATTTATGAACGGGCTTTGCAGGTTCCTGAAATGGGTCTATCATTGCCTTGGGAAAGTGCTACTAAGGCTACTCTAGGTATTCGCCGTGGGGAGATTCACATCGTGGGTGCTGCACCTAAGATTGGTAAGACTGAACATCAACATCAGCTTATTAAACACATGACCGATGTACATGGCGAGATTGTTGGTGTAATGTCACTTGAGGAAAACCCTGTAAAAACTCTGAAGAAGGTCGCTGGTAAGTACGCGGGGAAACAGTTCACTAAACCCCCAGAGATTGGTGGATACACTCAAGAAGACATGAAGAAGGCTTTCCAGCTTCTTGATAATAAAATGGAGTTCTATTCGTCAGACGGTGTAAGGGATTATCAAGAAATTCTGGATACGGTGCGATATTGGGCATCTAAAGGAATTTGGTTCTTTATCCTTGACCCACTGACAGCACTTGTGGCAGAATACTCTACAGGCGAAGCAAACGATATTTTGAACAACTTCATGAGTAAAGCAGCATCTATGGCAATGGAGTTGCAGATTACGTTCTTTATGTACTCTCACGTTAACCCTGTGAGGTCTGGTGTGCCTCACGATCAAGGTGGAGATGTTCTTTCATCACAGTTTACGGGTTCACGAGCAATGGAGAAGTGGGCTCACTATGGATGGGGTATCCAGCGTGACCGTACAGAGAAGGATGAAAAGAAGCGTAATACTGCGCGAGTAACAATGTTGTTTGACCGTGAGTTCGGTGAGTATTGTGAATACTACGCTTTCTATAATAAGGAAACAAACGATTGGTCAGAAGTTCCCAACCCCAATTTAGACGATGATCATGACGCTCTCAATTGGGAAGAAGAAGCTGAACTGCTTGACGATGGACCTATTAACAGTTTTGGGGAGGGTTGGACTTTTCCAAAACCAGATGAATACTAGGAGTAAATATGGCAAAATATGAACACAAATTGTATAATACTTATTCATTAATTGTTAACAGATGTACGAACCCAAATGCGGACGATTATCAGTATTATGGAGGAAGGGGTATTTCTATCTGTGATCGATGGTTGGGAGAAAATGGATTCTATAATTTTTTGGACGACATGGGAGAAAGACCCATCGGACATACAATCGAGAGAATCGATACCAATAAAAATTATTATAAAGAAAATTGTAAATGGGAAAATGTATTTAATCAGCGATATAACCGTCGAAGGTTTAAAAACAATAAATCTGGAGTGACGGGAGTTTCGTTTAAAAAGAAACTTCAAAAATGGGTTGCACAGATCAGCAAAAATGGTAAAGTCATACATTTGGGTTATTTTGATGATTTTGAAGAAGCGGTGATGTGTCGCAAAGAAGCTGAATTAAAATACTATGGGAAATTACTAGATTATAAATGAGGTGGTATTATGGATTATATTTTTGACTTAGAGACATACCCTAATATTTTCACTTTTGCTGTTGGTTCTATTGATGGGTCAGAATCATGGGTTTTTGAAATAAGTGATCGAAGGGATGACTCTAAGTCAATGAGAGGATTCTTGAAAAAGCTCTATAGAAACAAGGATCGAATGATTGGTTTTAACAATATAGGATTTGATTATCCGATTCTTCATGAATTCTTGCGAAACCGAAACGTTGGATGTAGAGAACTTTACGAGAAAGCAAGGGACATTATTGAATGTCAAGATGAAGATAGGTTCAAGAATATTATTCCAGCAAATAAGCAATTTATTAGACAGATTGATCTTTACAAGATTCATCATTTTGACAATCGTGCACGCGCAACATCACTCAAAATGATTGAGTTCAATATGCGGTCTGACAATATTGAAGACCTACCATTTCCGCCAGGTAGTGTTCTGACGGAAGATCAAATGGAAACGTTGATTAAGTACAACACACATGATGTGTATCAAACATACTTGTTTTACAAAGAGACAACTGGAGCAATTGAGTTCCGTGAAGAGTTGAGTCGCAAATATAAACGTGACTTTTTGAATCACAATGACACGAAGATTGGTAAGGATTACTTCGTGATGAAACTTGAGGAAGAAATGCCGGGATCATGTTATCGTCAATTGGGGAATGGTCAACGTAAGATCAATCAGACGAAACGTGAGTACATCGATCTTGGCGATATTATACTTCCTTATGTGGAGTTTGAACGTCCAGAGTTTCAAAGTGTT